GCTCGGCCGAAGCTGCTTACATCGCCGCCAAGGACGTGAGAAAGCGAGAACTCCGATGATCTGCAAACACTGCGGCAAACCGATTGAAGAACTGAATCCGCGCGGCTATCTCTACCGCTACACGCACCGCGACGCCGACCAGACTCGCTGCGATCGCGCTGAGCCGGGCTACTACGTCCACTCGACCGAAGAGCTCATCACCGAATTCCTCGACCAGGTCGCGGAGGCCTTCGACGCCGATGACGCAGTATCGCCGGAGACGATCTTCACTGATCCGGTCGACGGGGAAGCCATCACCGCGCTCGGACTTCTGCAGCGCATCCGCCTCGGGAAAGTTGACCTGAGAGAAAAGCAGGTGCGGCGATGAGCCCCGCCGAACTCATCCAACTCGAACAGGGAAGCAAGCTCTGGGCGCGAGCCCGCTGCGGCCTGGTCACCGCCTCGCGCTGTGGCGAGGTCGTCGCGATGAAGGTGAACAAGGAAGAGAAGGCCGAGCGTGCGCACTACCGCCAGGAATTGATCGTCGAGATCCTGACCGGAGAACCCTACCCCCACTACGTCACCTTGGAGATGCAGTGGGGCCGAGACCAGGAGCCCTTCGCGCGCGCCGCCTACGAGATGCACCGCGACGTCCTGGTCGAAACCTGCGGCCTGGTATTGCATCCCGACATTGCCCGCTTCGCCGCTTCCCCGGATGGCCTGGTCGATGAAGACGGGCTGATCCAGATCAAGTGCCCGAACACAACAACGCACTTAGGCTGGATGCTGAGCGGGACAATCCCTTTGGAGCACTGTCCGCAGATGCTCGCGGAGCTGAGCTGTACCGGACGGGACTGGTGCGACTTCGTCAGCTTCGATTGCAGGCTCCCCCCTCACCTCCAGCTTTTTGTTAGGCGCTTCTACCGCGACGACGAGCTCGTCGCCAAACTCGAAGCCGAAGTGGTTCACTTCAACGCCCAGGTGCAGGACGTGCTGCGGTCGTTGCCAGAGAAGCCGCAGGGGGTGGTGTTGTGCATGGACCATGTCGCGGATGACGAGGTGCAGTTTTGAAAACTTACCATTTTTCTCCCGCAAATGAGGGAGGAAAATGGGAAGGTCGAAACCGGGACTTTAGTTATAGCTCAAGTCCCGGTCTGCGGATCAGGTCCGCACTGAGGAGACCAAAAATGTCACTAGGAATAGGACCGCACGATGACGGCTGCGAGTGTGACCGATGTGAAGGCCGCCGCGCCGCCAACGCACAGAGGCTTTTGCAGGACGTTGCGCTCGCGCTGGATTTGGCAAACATGGAACTCCAGACCATCGACGAGAGTCTCGCTCGCCGTCCCGCTCTCTCTGGATTAAAGCATCGCACCGAAAAAATCGAGCGAGCGTGTAACGTCAACAGCGAATTGCTCTTCGCGCTCAAAACCGCATTGCCTAATCTGGAATGGGCCAACCTTCACGGCTCCCGCTGCGAGGAGACTCTAAAAATGATTAAGGCAGTGATCCAGAGGGCGGAAGGTTGATCCGCCGCCGCCCCATCCCCCGCTTCAAGCTCCACCCCTCCGTCTCCCAGCACTACGAGCTGATCCTCGACGGAGCCGTCACACGCTACTTCGCGGACGGCCGCGAAGTCTGCGTGGATTCCGCAGCAGGATGGCGCGAATACAAACGCCGCGTTTCGGTCATGCTCCAGAGACAGGGAAGGCGTTGCTGCCTGTGCAATCGAGCCCTAGCGCTCGGAAATGCCACATTTGAGCATCAGCGGCGTCGCGGGATGGGAGCGGCGTGGAGAGATGACAGAATCGTTAAGGACGGTCAGGACTGGAACGGGGCGGCGCACTGGACGTGCAATGTGGAGAAGGGGTGACCTTGAGCTTGATTATCGTTCCCTCCTCGGCCGTCGTTTCATAGAGAAGTCGCATACTCCCGCAGCGCGTGCAGACCAACGCCAGCACTGGTTTGATCATCTCGTAATCGTAGCGGTGGCCGATCAGCCAACAGATCAGCATTTCTTCTCCACCTGGTACGGGGTGTAGTGCGGATTTCCCTCGTTAATGCGGTTCAGGAATTCAAGCATGCGCGCGGGCGGCGTCCAGTGATACTTGACTGCTCCCCCGGTCGCGTATCCGAGGTAGAGCAAGAGCATCTGGAAATCCTCCCGGCTCATGGAGAGGATCACTTGGCCGTTCTCTTCGCGGTAGCTCATTGCTTGCTCCCCTCCTCCCTCCAGATTTGCTGCCGCGCCTGGTCCGCTTCGGACTCGATTCTTTTCCACCAGGCGTCCGCGTCCAAGCGCCCTTTCGCGTAGCCTTCATCGTACATTTCCCGAGCTGCATCGCGGACCAGGCAGATCAGGACTACGGCTGCGATGAGGCCGCAGACGACGGGAACGATGAGGTCGGTCATGCCGTCACCTTTGGAGACTTCACGGCCTTAGCGAGCGCCAGCAACCATTCCCTGGTGTCAGTGACGTCGCGCACTCGGCGGGTGACGTGGCTCGGTTGGCGAGCTGGGAGCGTGGCTTCATAGACGTGGTCCGCGAGAAACTGGAAGATCACGTTCGCGTCCTGGGGTCCCATGGCCCAGAGTTCTTGGCTGAGTTCTTCTACGGTCATGTCGCCTCCCCAAATAAAGCCAGTTGCTCTCTTGCTTCAATCGTCTGCCCGGGATGCCTGACCTTCCAGTCGTCGTATTGCTTCTGGTGCAGGGGGCAGAGATGTTTTCCGGGTGCGACCTGTTTGGCGTGGTGCGAGCAGATCGCCGCGTCGCAGGTGCCGGACTTGCGGGCGGGAACTTTCCAGTCACAGAGAAGCGTGGCTTGACGTCCGCAGGCGCAGAACTTGCGGAAGGTGCGGAGTCCGCAGAGCAGCAGGGAAGAGCCGTCGGAGAGTTTGATCTCGTCACACATCAGATCAGCTCCATCATCAGCGCGCACACCAAAGCGCAGATGCGTTCCGCCTCGGTCAAATCCTGCACGCTGTCGTGAACGCGAATGGTGAGTTCGAGTGCCCGCTGCCCCGAAACCAGCGGCGAACAGTAATCACGAATTTCGGCAAGGGTGTACTCTTCCCCTTGCTTGGCGCGTTCTAAGAGCGGACCCAAATCTTTGCTCATCCGAACAGCTCCTTCTGCTCCGGCCCTCGCAACTTCCGCCGCAGCTCGTCGATGTCGATCACCTGGTGCTGCGCTTCGAGTCGCGCGATGCACTCGAGACACGGACCTCGTCGGCGATCGTCGATTCTGTGCTGTGTGCGCTTCTGGCACTTGCCGCACCAGAACTCGGCGGAGACGGTGTTGCGGGTGAAGTGCTCAGGCATCACGCTCTCCTCCTCATTTTCCGGGGCGGGCTTGTTGCCCGGTTCTTCAACGGCATCACATTTGAGGCTAACTGCCCGCTCCCGGAAACTTGTTCAAGCAAGATCGGAACAAACCTTGCCGCACGCCATGAGACTTCAAGCAATACACCTTCGCGCACGCGCACGAACTCGTGATCGCCGAAGTGAAAGTCTTCGCGGATGCACTCAGGAAAACAGCAGCGGTTGAGCACGCGAGGCATTGGCCGCATCGGATCGGTCACGCGGACCAGTGCGATATCTCGATTGGCGCGCTCGACTTCTCCAACAAAATCGCCAGTGTGGTAGCCCTCGACTCGATACCGATTGCCAATCGTGAGTGGACACCAGAATTTCGCGCCCATCGAGCGAAGCCACGCGCACAGCACGAACGGTCCGAGGCTCGTCATTAGCGCGACCTTCACGATCGTCCGGGAGAAGAGCCAGAGGTTGAGGAGTTCGGGGTGCATCACTTGGCTCCTCGCGTTGCTGCCGGCGACGGGGAAGTGCTCGGCGCGCTAGCGGCGAGCACTTCCAAAAATATTTCGGCGAGATAGGCGAGATAGGCGAGATAGGCGAGATAGGCGAGATAGGCGAGATAGGCGCGATAGGCGCGATAGGCGAGATCGGCGCGATAGGCGAGATCGGCGAGATAGGCGAGATCGGCGAGATCGGCGCGATAGGCGAGATAGGCGCGATAGGCGAGATCGGCGAGATAGGCGAGATCGGCGAGATCGGCGAGATAGGCGCGATAGGCGCGATAGGCGAGATCGGCGCGATAGGCGAGATCGGCGAGATAGGCGAGATCG